GTCAATGTTCTTGGTACTGATACCTTTGATGCTGGTACAATTAATATCTCATATAACTCTTAAGATTAATGGGTAAACCCAAATCAATGACAAAGGTGGTCCATGTTCCCGGACCTCCTAAAAAGACACGTCAAGGTCAAGGCCAGCATAGCCTTCCTAAAGGGACTCGCAAACTTTCTCGCGGTCAAGGCCGCTAATACCAATGCTTACTCTATTCGGTCTTAAAGTTTCCTACGAAACTCTTGCCTTCTTTGCTCTGTTTATTGGCTCTGAAGTTGTTGGCAACAGCAAACTTAAAGAGAATAGCCTCGTTCAGCTTCTCCTCAATGCTGTCAATTCCCTGAAGCCCTTCCGTTCGGAAGACGACAAGATTCAAAAGGTCAAAGATTCCATCCTCAAGTGATGAAGGGTACGGTGAGTGACTAACATTACTTTAGCTGTCCCGCAATATTATCTCCAAACTGACTCAGCTACCCGTCATGGGGACCGCATGTGCTTTTCTAGTACGTGTGCCATGGCAGTGAAATATCTTAAGCCTCAGGCCCTTTTGGGGTCTAATGCTGATGATGACTATCTTCGTACCGTTCTTAAGTATGGAGATACCACCGAAGCCCTATCGCATGTTAGAGCCTGTTCTCATTATGGGGTTCAGGCTACTTTTTTAAAGAACGGCACCCGTACAACCCTTGAAAAGGAGCTGGAAAAGGGCTATCCGGTGGCTTGTGGAATCCTTCATAAGGGTCCTGCTCATGCTCCACAAGGGGGAGGCCATTGGATGCTTGTGGTTGGGCTTACCGATACCCATGTTATCTGCCATGACCCCTATGGAGAGATGGATAACGCAAATGGGGGCTACCTTAAACCAGGTGTTGGAGGTAAATATGTCCCCTATACTTGGAAAAACTGGTCCAAACGATGGATGGTAGAGGGTAATGGTTCTGGATGGTACATGACCTTTCGGAAAAATTAACCATAACCTAATTAAATTTATTAACATAATTAAATTATGACTGTTCTTACACCTCCTTCGGGAAGTTATTCCCTAGATTATGTAAAGATTGCTAACACTACTAGCAGTCCTGTTCCTGTTGCGGATTCCGGGTCATCTCTAACGGTGGATGGTAAGGCGTACCGCGCCGCTGTCACCATCACCCGCCCCAGCAACACCACCGCATACACCGCAGGAGACGTCGTTGGGGATACGGGTGGCTCTGCCATCATCACCCTGCCCAACATCGGCCCCAGTGGCGGCTACGTGCTCTTCCAGAGCGTTCGGCTGCTGATCGGCAACACCAGCGTCCCGGCTGGTATGGGTGCTTTTAGGCTGCACCTGTATACCGCTAGCCCCACGGCCATTGCCGATAACGCCGCCTTTGATCTGGTGAGCGGTGAGGTGGCCAACTATGCCGGCTACATCGACCTGCCAACGCCGCAGGACCTTGGCTCGACGCTGTTCACCCAAGCTGATTACTGCGGCACCGCAGTGAAGCTGGCCAGTGCCAGCACGTCGCTGTTTGCTGAGCTGGAGACCCGTGGGGCCTACACCCCCGCCAGTGCCACCCTGTATGACCTGCGTGTGATGACGCTGGAGGCTGGACTCTGATGCGAGGCTCAACCGCGTTCCGGGCAGCGGTAGCGCCTGGTGGCGTGCTGGCTGGCCCGTGGGTCAAGAATGAACTGTGGCGTCGTGCTAAGGCGGTGCCCAGCCTGGACCTCCGCTTTGCCGATGACAAGAGCCTGCGGGATGCAGCAAGCGGGCAGCAGCTCGTCACCTTCACCCGCGCCAGCAGTGGCACGTTTGTGGGCAGCGACGGGCTGATCAAGACGGCGACGACGAACCTACTGCTGCGGAGTGAGGAGTTTGATGATGCGTTCTGGACAAAAACAAACGCAACCATTACTACCAATAACACAGCCTCGCCTGCTGGTACAGTTACAGCAGACAAACTTGTAGAAACTTCAGCAACTGGTTTTCACCGTTTTTTTAATAATACAACGAACATTGCAGCTAGCACTGTCTACACTTTAAGCGTCTACGCAAAAGCCAGCGAACGCAATAGTTTAATAGTTGATTTTAGAGATAGCCTGGGTGTAATTTCAGCGGCAACATTTAACCTTGCTAACGGAACATTTGTATCAACTACGGGAACGGCTCACACAATTACAGCACTTCCAAATGGTTGGTATCGACTTACTGTGTCTGCTACGACAAGTGCAAGCCATGCTGGGGCCGGTACCTATGTGTTCGCAATGACCGATGGTACGTCACCTTCCTATACTGGGAATGGCACCAGCGGCCTGTTCCTCTGGGGCGCCCAGCTAGAGCAGTCCAGCACGGTCGGTGAATACATCCCCACCACGAGCACGATCAACTCGGCCCCGCGCTTCGACCACAACCCCACGACCGGCGAAAGCCTGGGGCTGTTGGTGGAGGAGCAACGGACGAACCTATGCCTCCAGTCAGAAGTATTTGCAACAACGTGGACGACCACATCTGCTTCCGTTTCCAGCAATACAACGGTTGCACCTGATGGCACAACAACTGGCGATACAATCACGGCATCTGGCAGCACTGTAGGCAGGGTTCAACAGAACATTTCTTTCACAGGCGACGGCGACAAAGCGATTAGCGTCTGGCTGAAAGCTGGCACCTCACCGACAACTGTGCTTAAGGTTGACGATTCAACCGCTGGTTTTGTCAATAGGTTGGCTGTAAACATTACATGGACAGCTGGCGTTGCGACTGGCTCAGCATCTAATGGAACTCTTCAAGGTATAGACGCTTATCCCAACGGCTGGTATCGCATTCGTGGATTGGCTGTAGGGGTCGTAGCAGCAAACACCAATCGTTATCGTATTGAGCCTGATAGCACAAACGGTACTGGCTCTGTCATTGCTTGGGGCGCTCAGGCTGAAAACGGCGCCTTCCCCACGTCGTACATCCCCACCACCACCGCCACGGTCACCCGCAGTGCTGACGTGGCCAGCATCACCGGCAACAGCTTCAGCTCCTGGTACCGGCAGGATGAAGGGACGGTGTTTGCATCATCCGTTGCTCAAACAGGCGGAGAAACTTATGACATCGCCAACAATGCTGCTACAAATAGATTTTATCTTCGCTATCTTGGCGCTCAACATCAGTTATTTGCTATAGATGCAAGCGTTACTCAGGCTCAAATTTACGATGCAACTGGGGCTGGAATTACACAAGCGCAATCCGCAGGTGCGTATAGAACAAACGACATCGCTATTCGCACAAATGGTGGGGCTGCCGCAGGAGCTATTGCAAATGATATCTCCGCAACTATTCCAACTATGGAACGACTAAGCCTTGGGTCCAACGCCCTTAACACTGGCGCCTTTCTCAACGGCACCATCCGCCGCCTTACCTACTGGCCCCGCCGTCTCGGCAACGAAGTCCTTCAGGAGGTCACCCGATGAGCTTGTGCTTTAATGGGGTTGGCCCCGCGTGCGTCAACACCGGAGCCGTGACCACCCTGCCTGTAACAGGACGATGGACAAAGAGTATCAGCATCACATCCGGCATACCCATGCCGACCTGGAAACCAGCTCCTGGTGCGGCCAGCAACTCAGCCGCTCAGACTGGACCTTCCAAAACATCGACCACGCCATCTACGCCATCCAGCAAGGCACGCTTCAGCAGCCTTGCACTAAATGCTTGGCCTCTATCAAAGCTCTAATGCCATGACTGACGAACTGCTCACGCCCCCCAGCGGCCCCTTCTTCCGCTTCCCCGATGAAGCCACCGGCATGGCTGCCTTAGAAGCCGCCGGCTTTACCACCACTGACGAGGACGGCAACGTCACCATCGTCACCTCCAGCCACACCCACGCGCTTGACGTGATCGGCGTCATCAGTGTTGGCGGTGAGTACGACATGGAAACCGGCGAAGTCATCACCCCTCCCACGGTGCTTGACGGCTGGCACTGCAACTACCTCGGCGACCTACCTGATGGCTGGGACCAGTACGTGGTGAGCCCTGAGCAGCCGGTGCGGGTGTTTGCTGCTTAGTGTCCCCGTCTAGGACGCCTAAGGGAAACCTAGTAGGCGCGTCTGCTGCCCATGGCCGTCAAGGCAAAAGCTGGCCTCAACGGCACCATCCGCAAAGAGCCCGTCCACCACAAGACCACCCAAGGGTCTGGTCGTGGGAGTCGGACAAAGGCCGGTAAAAAGCCGTACCGAGGCCAAGGCCGCTGATGGCCATCTCTGACGAGATCGAACTGTTCCTGCGCAATGCCTTGCGGTCGAAGGCCGTTGAGGACCGCCTGATCCGGCAAGCGCTCCGCGAACTGCGCACCACCATGGCCGCAGTGGAGCGCATCGTGGCCCAGTCCGGCACGCTGGCCCTAGGCCCCAATCGAGAGAACACGATCCGCGCTGTAGTCAATGCGGTGGCCCGCAGCGTGCAGCAGACCTGGGGTGTGCCGGCATTAGCAACGTTGCAGGAAGCCTTGACCCCGTTCGTTGAGCAGCAGTTGACCTTTGCTCGCCAGATGGTTGAGGCGGCAGGCGGCACGCTCACCGCTGAAGGTGCGGCCAGCGTTCAGGTGCGCCAGGTGGTCAACAACGCCGTCGTCAATGGCAAAACCTTGGCCGACACGTTGACAGCGACGTTGCCTGCTCAGGTGGCCGACCGGGTGGAGCGCTATATCCGGCTGGGGCTGTCGGATGTGGGCGGTGAGGTGATCAGCACCTTTGAGGATGCGGTGGTCAGGCGGGTGGAGAACAACGTGGAGGCCGTTATCCGCACGGGCGTGCATGAGGTGGGCAATGCAGCTCAGCAGGCCATTTACGAGTTTGAGACAGACCCTGACTGGCTAGGGGAACAGGGTTTGGTCTGGACGGCAGTGCTGGATTCAGCGGTGTGCCCAATCTGCATTGGGCTTGATGGCAAGCGGTTTGACACCAGCTACCGCAAGGTCAGCCCGCACCCGCAGTGCCGTTGTTTCCTCGTGCCAGCCAAGTGGCGCGACGAGGACATGACAGGGCCCAGCGGTGATCCAGTGGCCACCAAGCGGCCCGCAGAAGGTGACAGCGGTGAGCAGACCGTCAGCTTCAAGCGTGCGGCCAAGAACTGGGTCAAGGACAACCCCGAGACGGCCCGCGACATCTTTGGCGTGCGGCTCGGAAATCAGCTGGTGAGCGGCAAAATCAGCTTTGACAAGGCCGTCAAGCAGTGGAGCGCTAAGCGCTGAGCAAACTAGTCCTAGCGCTGTTGTCCCATGCCTGTCACCGTCACTGCCACTGTTGGAGCATCGGATGCCAACAGCTACCTGTCGGTTGCTGCTGCTGATTCCATCGCAGCCACCATGCTGACCACACTCAAGTGGGGCACGGCAACCACTGATGACAAGGGCAAGGCGCTCATTGCAGCCACGCGCTCGCTAGATCAGCTTGAGTGGGTAGGGAGCAAAGCATCCACCACGCAAGCCCTGCTCTGGCCCCGTGAGGAGGCCACCTGCGGCGAGAAGGACTACGCCAACAACGTCATCCCTGACGAGATCAAATACGCCACGTTTGATCTGGCCGATGCGCTGCTCAATGATTCGACGCTGCTCAAGCCGGCCAATGCGGGCCTTGTTGAGCTGATCCCTGGCATCCCCAACGCCGACCTCAAGAGTGCCCGCGTGGACGTGCTCAGCGTGGACTTCCGCGATGGCGGCGCCCCCGTGGTGCAGAACGCCTTAACGGTATTGCCCCATTTGGTTGGTGTTCTCGGTTGCTTGTGCCTATCGGGCCCCAAAACATCCGTTGGCCAAATCTCAGTGTTGCGGAGTTAGGATGGTTGGGTGGCTAAACGTTCCCGCGATCAGCTCTCCCTACTGACAGCATTAGGGCTGCCAGAAGAAAAGCTGCGGACGGAAGATCACCTTGCTACACCATTGACCCGCGAAGAGCAGCGTGCCTTTGGCAAGCTCTACGCTGAAAACATTGGCCTGGTCAAGTTCTTTGCCAACAAGCTGACCCGTAAATACGGGTATTGCATGGCCACCGAGGACATCAATAGCTGCGTGGACTTTGCGGCCATCAAGGCGTTTCGCGCTTGGAAGCCAGAGCGGGGCAAACTCAGCACCATCCTGTGGAGCTTTGCCCTCGGTGAGTGCTTGCACTATCTGCGCAGCAGCAACTGGGGCATCAAGGCACCGCATAAGGTGCGCGAGCTGGGCAATGCAGCCCGCAAGCTGGTTGATCAAGGCATGGCGCCGGATGCCATCTGCGCCGAGCTGGGTTGTGACCGCGAGCAGCTCAAAGAAGCTCTAGTGGCCACTGCAGGCATCGCTCACGATGTCAAAGGGTTTGATCTGCACTGCTCGCACTATCCCACGCCGATGGATTGGCTTGAGCGGCAAGAAGAGTTGGCAATGGCGGCAACCTAAAACAAACCTCCACAGGATCAATGGCGGGCACCTATTTCGCTAGTCTCGATGTCCGCTTCTGGGTGAAGCTGGGCACCACGGCCAGCACAGCTCCAACCACCAGCAGCACCATGACCGAGGTGCTCTCTCTGACCAACACTTCTATTTCGGTCAGCTCTGACACCCAAACGGTGCTGGACTACTCGACCGACTTTGGCTTCTCTAGCCAGCTGGTCACCGGTAACAGCTACAACATCAGCTGCGCCCTCAACCTTGACCCGACCTCCGAGGGTTACCTGACGCTCAAGCGTGCGGCCCAGACCTCGGCCAACAACGTGGCGATCCAGTGGTACCGCGAGCTGCCGCTGGTAGGCACCAGCAACGACAACCCCCAAGTTGATGCCGGTGTGGCGTTCGTTTCTAACTGGTCTGAATCGCTGGAAGCCGGCTCGGTGGCCAGCGTCAGCTTTGACCTGCTGGGCTACGGCGCACCCAAGAACTACCGCCAAGGCGACCCGGTGGCCACCTTGACCATCACCGATGGCGGCTTGGGCCTGACGGCTGGCACAGGCGTGGCGCTGGTTTCGACCAGCCCGGCTCAAGGCAATGGCTCCGGCAAGAACGGCACTGTGACGATCACCGTCAACGGTTCTGGCGTCATCCAAACCGCCACCATCGTGGCCGGCGGCCAGAGCTACAAGGTGGGCGATGTGCTGACCATCAGCGATCCAGCGGTGCTGGGCAGTGGCGACACGGCTTGCGTGCTGACTGTGGCCACCGTCAGCTGAGCAAGCTAAGGCGTGGAAGATGGGGC